CTGGTATCTCTCTTGGACGAGAGAAGTGAATTGCCACATTTGATAGTAAGTTAGAATCAACGTTATCGAGTACGCGTTTGCGCATCATTTCAGTTCCACCTTTTGAGTTTTTAGACAGTTCTGTTTCGACAATATGACCTTTATGAATCATACTCATTTATTAAGCTCCAAATTATGTATTGATTGATTGTAAGCTATCCCATCGGAATGAACGCCAGCCTTGTGCTTCAAGATCAAAGACTGCTAAAACATCTGGGTTAACTTTACGTGTTTGTTTTTCCTGGCCTTCTTCAAGTGGAAGTTGAGGAGGAAGCATTGAAGCTTCTAGTGTACAACGCATTTCGCGTTTATCACCGTTTTTCTTTGTAAAGACTACGTTACATGGTCCTGCGACCAATTGCGCTATTGTTTGTTCTTTGTTGATTTCCATAATGTATTCCTTTTCATTCTCAACAGTTGTATTTATAATTAGTCAATGTATTCTAATAATTTTAAATCTTGGTTTAAAACCTTAAACGATATATCAGCTACGTCTTGTAATGGATCTATTCTCATATGAGTGATAAATCTGTCAATATACTGAAATTCTTTTCCATGTTCTATTGCTATATTCATGCCTTCATAAAATGTTTCTATATCGTAGGGGTTTTCATAAAATATTGGTTTGGTTGCCGCTTTAGGCTGCTCTGCTTTGCGATCCTTTTCCATAAAACTCTTTCTTATGTATTTGTTCTAATACTGAATAAAATGATTCAATAGTAGAATTATTGTGAACTCTGTAAGTCTTTACATTAAACTTATGAGGTAACACATACTTTTTGTTTATTTCTGTACGATGGGAATTTATGTATTCCTGTTGAACATCGCCATCAAAATATCTCCGAGAGTCAGTAGAATAGTCACAGCCATCTCGTGTAAGTTGGACAAGTACGAAATTGTTATCTCCAATTTTATTTATAATCGGTATAAGTTCATCAACAAAACCTCCATCAGAAATCGCATAATTTTTGTTTAAATCAATTTCATTGGCAACTTGATTACCAAAGTAATCCAAACCACGTTTAGGTTTTACTATTTCTTCTGATACATATATCATTGCTTCACGACAAGACATATGACCAAGATCCATATGTGGAACTTCTTTTACACTACGATCATCATAACGTTCCATAAACCATTCATAATCAACACCAAAGTATTTTGCTGTTTCTTTATATAATTGGTATTTAAACGAAAGATGTTTCCAACCTTTTTCTTTAAAATAGTCGGCTGCGGCATCTTTACCTGACCGTGGAGGACCATTAAATAAAATTATCATGCAAACGTGTCTTCCACTATTGCACTTATTTCAGCACATGCCTCTGTCCATTCCGACGGTACCATACCTGACAAAATAAATTCACGGTCTTCGTTTGTAAGATAAGGCATAACCTCATGTATAGATCCAAAGCCACCTTGATACATGGCCCAATCCTGTGGATCTACAGGGATATTCTTTTGGCGGACTTTGCCGCTATATGCTGATGAACGTTTGATAATCATAATATGCTCCATAGATTGATTCCTTATTAATACTAATATAAACCAATTTTTATGAAATGTCAACTATTATTTTTATCCATAAGCCATTTTAATCCTTTAACGTGGCTACGATGGATTTTTGCTTGGCATATGCCGTTGTAATATGAATCATCTAATAGAGCATGACGCGTTATTTGCTCATAAAGTTCGAGGTAACCCATTTCGCCTTTTTTATTACAAAGGTGGATTATCTCTCGGTAAAAGTTATCTGCGCCTTTTTCCTCAACCATAAGTTTAACTTCTTCTGATGAACCATAATATTTCATCCAATCTGACTCAACTATTTTGGTCCTCTTTCGGGTTTTGCCTTTAAGAGGTGGAAGTTTTCTTTTTGATTTGAAAATCTTTTTACCGATATATTTTCTATCGTTGGAACCATCAGTGATTATATAAACAAATCCAATATAATCGCCAATCATCTCTGAGGTGAATTCCTCACCCTTGTAGTGCCACATGCAATAACTCCATAGTAATAGAGTTATTTATTCAACATCCTCATGCATGTAAATACGGAGTGTTCCTGTAAACAATCAGTCCATATATGAGTTAAATACCAGCCAATCAACAAAACTGCAATTGTAATAGCTATCCACTTAATCAATGCATATCTCCTCTTCGTCTTCATATGTGACCATTACTTTTAAAGTTTGGTTATCATCTTGTAAAGAAAGCCATACACGTTCAACGTTATGTTTAACATATGACCTTCCATTATTATCAACTACTTCAACTCGAGTAATAGGATATTCAAAATGAATTTGATCTGGTTGTTTATTAAACTCAATCTTGCCAGTCATATGTATACCACACTCTCACGTAATCATTAAAGTTATCTCCAAAATTAGCAAACTCTTTCATTGGATAACCTTCTGACATGAGCCATAGGTTTAAACTCCACGGTTCTGGCAGAGGGTTCGGTAAAGCTTTTGGAAATCCATATGCCCATCCTTTAGGTGGATCTACCCATGTTGTTTTCATATCATCTCCTCATGTTTGCTATAGCAACAGCATCTTCTTTACGTGTAATAGGAACACCATTAGACTTATGCATTTGACCAATACCTATAATATAGTCACCAGTATATTGAGTGCTTTCTCTGGCTGCTCCGTGCCCAGCAACTTTATTGCTGAGCGGTGTTTTATTTTTAGATGCGTAATCTGGAATAGTATTTGTATTCCGAGCTTTAGTTTTACCAACACCCATTTTCTTAAGGAACTTCTCGTGCTCGATAGCAGCCAAACGATCCTTTGGTGTTAGTTTCTTTTTCATCTTGCCGTGGACTTGAACACCACGTATCATATGCATACTCATTCAGTATACCTCCTTGGCACTGCAGACGCATCCCATACATAAGGACAACGACTCTCATCTTCAAAAATTACAACGTCTTCTGAACCAACTTCGCTCATAACGCGATCGTCCATCCGACGGTGAAAGTACGCAGGACCACCAAAGACCCTACGTGCTCGTTGGTATGTTTCTTCAGTCATACCAACATAGTGTACAACTCTAACCATATCATAACCTGTTATTCAATCCCATCATACATTTCAACCATACGGTCTTCAATTTCACACTCAACCAAGAAGTCAAAAGACTCATCAATGTATGTGCTATCATATTTTTTTGAAAGATCCATATGCATATCAGCTGAAACAAAATTCCAAAAGGGTGTTGTGCCAAAATTATATGACATATTGAATTTATCTGCAATTGCTTTTTGAAACGAAAAGACAACATCTGAAGTGATGAATTGGTCTGTATTTAGATTAGTCATTTGGTAAGACATGTTATATTCCTTGTTTGTTGATTCTAATATAACCTATTCTATTGAGAATGTCAATAGCTAACTTGATTTAATTTCATATTTTTTAAAGTTTCAACAATTTCTTTACCGAATGGAGTAAATAAAATCCCAAAAGACCATACCCAGTGTTCAATAGCTTGGTCATGTTTTAGAGTATTAACATCTACCATTCGAGCCAAGGCTTGCTCATTTGTATCCATTAAGTTGATACTAAACATGTCTATCTTAAATTGCTTAACAGCTTCAGCCTCAGCTTCTTTTTCTTCAAGCTCACGAATTTCCAATTGCTCAACTGTGTAATCCCAGCAAGACTGTTTATCATCATCACTTGA